CGGGTCTTCCCGGAACTAATCGCTAACAAAATCTGTGGCGTACAACCTATGCAAGGTCCTGTATCTCAGATTTTCTACCTAGGCTATAACCGTACTGGTGTTGCACCGGGTCAGTCTGCTGGCACAACCGATATCGTTTACTCTCGTTACCGTATGGTATACGGCGGTCGTTTCGGTGAGGCTCAGAGTAACGTTGGCTCTCTTGATGATGCTAACTATCCGGCACCGTCGTTCGACCCATCTGGTAACTTTGCTTACTCTGGTCTTTCTGCTGGTGCTGTAACTACATCTGCTTCGCAGACTGCTGGCGGTAAAATAGCTGCTTGGCCGAATCCAGATTGGGTTGGCGCGCAATACTTCGTATCTGCGGGTGAGCGTCTAACTGGTTCCGGTATCCCTGAAGTTAACTTCACTATCGAACAACAAGCTGTAACTGCACGTACTCGTAAGTTCCGCGCCATCTGGACGTTGGAAGCTTCTCAAGACCTTAAGGCATACCATAACCTTGACCTTGAACGAGAATTGACTGAGCTTCTTTCTAAGGAAGTTGCTTTGGAAATCGACCGTGAATTGGTTGAATCTATCCGTAACATCGCTTATGGTTGGAACGATGGCACTGCTCTCGGTAATGGTCTCTTTAACTACCAAAACCAAGCTAACGCTAACAACTTCCCTTCAGACGGTGCACCTACGGGTAGTACAGCTGGTGGCACTGGTGCTACTCCTGGCGCGTTCATCTATGATGAGCCAGCTGGTCGTGGTAATAATGCTGACCAAGCTGCTGTTGTTGCCGGGTCTAACCCTGGTGACTTAGCTGGTACTGGCAACGGTGCTAACATGCCAGAAGCAACGAATGGCTCTAACGTCTTCTTTGTTGACTTCGGTACTACTGCGCTTGGACTTGCTCCTCGTCACGTAGGTGAGGTATACTCTAACCTTATTGGTGTGATTAACTTCGCTTCACAAGATATTTACAGAACTACACTTCGTGGTGCTGCTAACTGGATTGTGACTTCTCCTTTCGTCGCTGCTATGCTGCAATCTGCTGCAAAGCTTGAAGGCGGTATTGGACAAGACAATGCGGGCGCAATGGGCGCTACTATTCAGTATAAAGGTAAATGGATGGGACAATACGATGTTTACGTCGACCCACTATATCCTGAGGATGAAATTATGCTTGGTTACAAGGGTTCTTCTCCAATGGATGCTGGCTTTGTGTACGCTCCGTACATTCCGCTCCAAATGCTTCCAACTATCACGGACCCTAATACCTTCCAACCAAGAAAAGGTTTGATTACTCGCTACGCGACTGCTCAAATTTCTCCTGCTTCGAGGTTCTATAGAATCATCCGTATCGTTGGTGCTGATAGCCGTTACTTGACGACTCCTTTCATGAAGGCTGGTCGTGCAGGCGGCGCTTACTAATAATCCTTCTTAGGATACTTATAAAGGAAGCCCAGCCGTTTTGGCTGGGCTTCTTCTATATATAATAGTATGAGCTCACAACCAGTTAAACCCAATTTTGCATGGGGTCCGTTTATAGTTGACCGAAAGGGTGCAGGTAATAACGCCAATAACTTTGTAAATCCGTCGGGGGATATCCCTTATGATACTCTTAACCGACGTTACTTTTCGGATACAGTGGAGTTTAATCGCTTTTATTTAGTTATAAAAGATTGGGTGCAAGCCCGTTTAGGTCACCCTGTTGTTAGAGTAGAACTTTCGGACTTTCAACTTATTACCGCTATCGACGAAGCTATAAGTAAGCTGGATTACCACGCACCTGATTGGTGTACACAGCTCTGCGCGTTTTCGACACAAGCAGACTGTAACATGTATGAATTACCATCTTTTATGGTAAACAATTTTAGGTACGCAGCGTATAAGAAGTCCCTACTTAGCATCCCTTTAGCCGGACAGTCTTTAGAAATGGACTTCTTTATTAAGTACTTTCAAGATAACTTCTTGTTCCAGGACTTCGCAGTTAGTGATTTCTTGATGATGAAGATGCAACTAAAATCTATAAGAAAGATTCTGGGGCGTGAAGGGTCTTTTCAAATCGTACAAAATAAATACCTTATGGTATACCCAACTCCTGTAAGAGATGATGCTGAAGATGTGGTTATCGAGTACAAGTGTTTAAACTCCGATACCTTACACCATTATTTCGTTAACTGGATTCAGAAGTATACCCTAGCAATCTCTAAAGGTATTCTAGGAGGGATTAGAGGTAAGTATGCAACACTACCCTCCCCCCAAGGTGGCGCCCAATTAAACGGTCCTGCTCTTATTGCCGAATCCCAAAGGGAAATGGAACTCTTGGAAAACCAGCTTCTTTCTGAGATTGAAGAACCAGCGGTATTCACCACTTACTAATGCTTGTATCAGGTCCTCCGTACGGCTACACTTATCCTCCTGCCATTGATGGTACGACGAAGGTTGAGTTAAATGGTCGTCGTATTCCTAATATCTTTGATATTAAGCGACAAATTTTTGAAAGAGAAAATAAAAATTTTCGTAGTTTATCTTTTTACAGAGATACCTCTAAAGAACTTTTAAGTCTTTTTAGTGACGCACAGATTCTAGGAGATGATTTAGAAATCGCAGCCGTCCCCGTGTATTACGCAAACCAGGAAAGAGCTATTGCTAAGTTATTTAAAAC